CCTAACAATTTTCTTATATGTTTAGGCTGATTAACCAGTAAATCTATGTCTACTTCGTTATTATTGAAAACAGACTTTTTCTTCATAAAATTAAAGTATAAAAAAACTCCTAACTGATGTATTATATACTAAATTATATGTAAAGCAAAACAAAAAATTAAAGAAAAATCTATGGCAATGACATATACAAGTTTGATCAATGATTTACAGCTATATATGCTAAGAACAGATCAACCTTTTGTTAGTAAATTACCTGATCTTATCCAGCAAGGTATAATTAGGGTTTATAATAGAGCAAAAGATTTAGGTTTTGAAATAAGATATGAACATACCAATAATGTTGTAGGTTCTAACACAGTTACAAAACCTGCTAACTGGCGTGAAACTGTTAGCATTTTAATGTTTGATGTTGCCACACAAACAGCTACATATTTAATACCAAGAAGCAGGGAATTCTTATTAACTTACTGGCCACTTGTATATCAAAATAAGACAGGAAGACCAAAATATTATTGTGATAGTGTATTAAATTCAAATAATTCAGATTTAGCAAATACATACAATAGATTTTATTGGACATTTATCCCAAATTTAGATCAATCATATACTTTTGATATAATTTACCTCGGTATCCCGTTATTTAATAATGATAATCAAACAAATTTCTTAACTCATCGTTATCCTGATTTACTTCTTTATTCTTGTCTAATTGAAGCATCCTTATTTTTGGATAATCCAGCTAAACTTGCTGAATATAAAAATCTGTTTAATGAAGAACTAGATACAATTAATAAAATCAATAAAGATAGAAGTGCTGATAGAACCGTAATAAGAGATAATAATTAATGCGTGTACCTTTAGTGTATAAACCGGGTATTCAAAGAAATGCCGGAGATTTCCAGGATGAATATTGTATAGACGGACAATATATAAGATTCGTTAACGGCAGGATACGTAAAATGAAAGGGCAGAAAGAGATATATCGACCTGTAGGACTTGAACCTACATACCTTGATATATATTTTAACGGAACTAATCCTGTTCTAATTTATACACATTCAACCGGAGTAAATCGTTGTATTCTTAATAATGAATTATCTAATAGTACCAACGATAGTCAGGTTTTAGCCGGACTTGGCGAAGATCAAGCCAGAACTTGGCAATCGGTTAAATTTATTAAAGATGGATCACCTTATATAGCATTACTTTCTACTTTCAATGGCAATAATATGTTAAGCGATAGACCGGGGGTGTTATATTATAAATCAGTAACAGATGATAACGCAGATTTCGTAAATACTAATGTTTTATTAGGCGATTATGGGAATATACCGTCAGGAGGTATTATATATTCTTCTCCTTGTTTATATATGTACGGCAATAACGGCACTATAATTAGAAGTAAAACAAGTAATCCTCTTGATTTTGATGACACTGGAGATTCTGATGCCGATTCATATAAAATATCGGAAAACAAATTATTGTTCGGTGCTTCTATTAGAGGAGGTGCAAACGCTCCGACATTTTTATTCTGGACCCAGAACTCGGTAATATATCTAACTAACGTTGCAGATGGAACTAATCCTAATTCCCCTATTGAATTCCAAAGAGAGGAAATAACTACCAATTCTTCTGTTATGTCGCCAAAATCTATTGTTCAGTACGATAGTCTTTTCTTTTGGCTTGGTACGGATCGTGCTTTTGTTTATAACGGAATAGTTGAATCAATCAAGAATGATGTAAATTTCGAGTGGTTTCTGGAAAATGTTGATTTAACTAAAAAAGAAAAAATTTATGGATATAAAGTAGCTCGTTACGGAGAAATAAGATGGGCTTTTCCGGAAAAAAGGTTTATGGGTAGAGCAGATATAGGATGTACTAGAGAGCTTGTTTATAATGTAAGAGAAAATAGTTGGTATGACACTTCAATACAAAGGGATTGTGTTACAGTTTATGAGGCAAGCGGAGATATAATAAGTTTCGGTGATAGTTGTACTAATTATCCTTATAACCCTGTTAATGCTTATAAAACATTATGGAAGCAGGAAACAGGTTTTTATGAGGTAAGAAGGGATAATTCAGTCCATAATATACCTTCATTCTTTACTACTCCTTGGTTTGGATATGCAGCATTCCCTCCGGCTAAAGATGGTAAAGTAATGGACAAATATATTAGAATTACCGAGATAGAGCCGGATTTCCCTGCTCCTGAATTATATACAAGAAGAGCAAATGAATTACTTATTGTCGGATCTGCCATGCTTAAATATGCCGGAGTACAGAAACAAGTAATAGTTCCTTTGGAATTTGATTTGTTTATGGGTAATAATAAAGGTAAAATAGATATGAGAATACAGGGTAGGTTTGTAAATGTAACTTTTGCATGTGTATATCCTTATACTGTAGGTAATATATTAATCAATTTTGAAATTGGAGACGGTCAATGATAAGGAATTTACCTTTTCCAAGTCAAATAACTTTTGATCGTTGGTATAGAGAAGTTTTAAGGATTTATAAGGATGAGAGACTACCTATACCTATGCCAAATGATGATTGGCGTGAGATTGCAAACAAAATGGCAGGAATAGGTACTTTTAAAACAAATAGTATACCAATTGCTGCAAGTAGTAAAAGCGGTCGTAAACTTGATATGTTTAAAAGCTGGGAAGATTGGGCTAAGGCTGTGTATATCGTAATGATGAGGACAAAGAAATGAAAAATAGAAAGCATATATCCGATATGTTTAATAAAGATAAACATAAAACACTAAAAAAATATAGTAAAAAACATATCAAGGATGTACTGGAGCAAACAAAGAAAAAAGGTAGAGAAGGAGACACAGAACTTGCTCATATTAATCCTGTTGAATCTAAAATATTAAAAAGTCTTGGAGGTAGTGGCAGCATTAATCCAAAAACAGGATTTAGAGAATATAAAGGAGGTTTTTTTAGAAAACCTTTTAAAGCAATAAAAAGTGTTCTTGGCGGAGGAGCAGGAGCTTTAATCGGTAATATGATTTTACCGGGAGTAGGAGGTATTATAGGCGGTGCTGTCGGTCAAGGAGCTCAACATGCAGCAAGAGGTAAAAGTGCTATTCAAGGAGCTTTAAAAGGTGCTGGAATGGGAGCAGCTTTACCTTCTGTTGCATCAGGATTAGGTTTTGGGGCAACTAAACTAGGTATGGGAGGTATTGGTTCTACTTTAAGTAAATACGGAACTGATAATGCCATATTACCTGCTCTTGGATTTGGTAAAGATGCAGGATCAAGCGTAATGGGGATGGGTAAAAGTGCTGCTAAATATGGCGGAGCTACTTCATTATTAAGTAGTTTAGGAGGTTCTAAAGGTGCTGGTGTATCTGCCGGTGATGATACGGAAAGTTATATGCAGTATCTTCTTGCTAAAGAAAAGAAAAAAGATGATATGGGATTCATGGATAAATTACAAAGTAATAGCATGGATTTCCTAAGTAAACCCAAGAATTTACTAGCTCTTGGTACTACCGGATTAACTTTGTATGATAGATTCAATCAACCAAAACCAAAGACTGCTGCTCAAGAAGGTAAGGAATTAAAAGAGAGAATGCTTGCTCAAAGATTAACTCCTGAAGAACTTGCTGCTCAAGAACAGTATGAACTTCAAGTAGAGCAGGCAAAACGTAGGAATGCACGTAAAAAATTTCTGCCGGAAGAAAGAATAGAAATAGATCCATTATATACAAGAGTTAGTACTCCGGAAGAAAGAGAAAGAACAGGAAGATGGCTAAATTATTATAATAATCCGCAGTTTAACGGTAATCCAACAAGAATTTAAAATATGGCAAAACAGTACATACCTTTTGATCAGATAAGAGATAAAGCTAGGCAATTACTAATTCGTGATAGCGGCAGATTATCTACTTCCAATTATACGCCTTATCCAGGAAAAACATTAGCTCCAATGTCTTCCATGACTCAAAGAGCAAGAGGATTAGAGGAAAGAAGAACTGCTAAAGGTATGCCGTATACCAATGATTTAAATACTCTAGCAAATGCACCTATTGAAGGAATAAACGAAGGTAATATAAATCAGTTACAGGATTTTACCTATGATACCGCTAATAGAGGTTTAGAAACTGTATCAGATAGATTAAGAAATCAGTTCGGAAATAATTTTAATAGATACTACGATAGTTTTAGAAATAATGTAGATAGAAACAATCAATTAAAAACAAACGAATTCAGGTCTGATCTAAACACTTTGAATCCTGAAATAAAAAAACTTCAAGGAAAGAAGAGTCGTTTTGCTTTTGAGGCTATTTCTGAATCAGGTAAAAACAAATATAACAGGGAAAAAGCTTTAATAGATTCTCTTAATAAGTACGGAGAACAGAAACACGGTATTGTTAATAAAGGATTAACAGCAGAAAAAGCCAGATTCGATGCAGAAGTAAATGAGCCTTACGGACGTGTTGAAAATCTTAACTCCGTATTAAATTCAATGGATGGAATAGATAGCGGACAATCTCATCCTGACGTACTTGATTTGCAAGGTAAACAGTTAATAAAAGCTCTGCAAGCTTATGGTGTTGATGTAGGTAAACCTGTTGATCAATGGATGACTGCCCCAAGAACCAATTTACCTGTTTATCAAGGTAAATTAGTAGAACCGGTAAATGATGAATTAGCTAAGTCTTATGAATTAGCTGAAAATATAAGTCCTTTCTATAAAGATAAAAATTACATTGACCGTAAATTAACCAGAAAATCTTTAGTAGATGGTACTAATTCAGTAAATAATGTTGTAAATTCTTTACCGGAAAACATAAGACCAAAGTTTGAATCTCTTGATGAAGAAGCAAAAAAGAAAGCAATAAGTGATTTAACAGCTTTAAATAGTAAATATATCAAACAAGGAATGTACGGCAGTAACTCACATTTAAAATCCGTTACAAATAGAATGCAGGATTTATTGTCTGCTACCGGAGAATCAAAATTAAAAGCAGTAAAAGAAGATTTAGTAAGAGGTATTGCAGATAAGGAGTATAGTGATTTAAATAATATAGATAAATTAAATCAATACGACCAATTAGCTAATAATGAATTTGGAACAGTACTTGATGATGTTAAAAGATCAAATTTAAAAGGATTAGAAAAATGGAAAAATGCACAGGAAAATAATGAACAATTATATAAATCATATCAAGCAGAAAAAGGAGGTATGAATCCAAAACTATTAACCAACGCAAGGAATAGTGGATATGAAGGAGGAGTTAATAGCGGAATAAACACAATATTCAATCATTTCAATAATCAGGGTATCGATTTGTCTAGTATAAGTGATCTTCAAAACAGATATTCTGAAATGGAGAAGGAAAGAAAATCAAATTTAGATAAAATAAAAAGTTTGGAAGATTATAAACTTCAAGCCGAAGAATTATCTAAGAAAAATATGGGAGAGTATGAGAATGAAAAAAATCAAAGATTAAAACTCGGTATAGAAAGAGATGAACTGAACAATAAATTGCAGAATGAAATAGCAGCTAGAATAAATCTTGAGCAGGATTTAAAGAAACGTGCTGAACTTGAAAATCAACAAAGAGTACTAAGAGAACGAGAAGAGAATGCTAATAGATTAAAAGTTGAGCAGGAACAAAGAAATTTAGAAGCTAGAAGACAAGAAGAAACAAGAGTTGCCGAAGCAAATCGTCAAGCAGAACTAAGAAGAGTTGAGCAGGAACAAAGACAGCTAGAGGCAAGAAGACGAGAAGAAGAAGCAAATCGTCAAGCAGAAGTTTTAAGAATTGCTGAAGTTAACAGACAAAAAGAACAAGAAAGACTTAGAGTACAATTAGCGGAACAAACAATGTTGCAAGAAATTAGAAATAGAGATAAGCGTTTTGGTCCTCATTTTAGTGACGCATATGTAAAAGCAATTGCAAAACAGGAAGCTATAACAGGAAGAGGTACTTACCAACATGTAAGAAATACAAGAGATCCAAGATTTGTAGAGGTATTTAAACCTGGTTTTAATCCATTTTTAGATAAATATCAGTAGATTTTAATCCATCTTTATAAATATAGTACCTTATTTTAAATTTATAAAGCTCATCCAACCATAGTTTTGTTTCTTTTGATTTAGGTGAGCAAACAGTATTTAACTCGGATATCAAGTCTTCTGTATTTTTTACTCTAATTACATCTTCCGGATTTTCTTTATTGTAATTAAGTATAGATATTTTTAAATCCTTGATATGATCATTAGTTTTAATACATACAGGATTAAAAGCTGTCTTAAGTTCTTTGTTAGCAGAAGTAGATATTAAAGGGAATTCAGGTAAATCAATATTTGTAATAGTGTTATTTATTTTGCTCTGACATCCTGTCAATAGCATTATTGATATCATTACTAGGTTTAATGTTCTCTGTAGCATGTATATCTTTTGTTTTAATAGCTATTATTGTATCTTTTTCGTTATTTTTCGTTATTAACTGCTCTTTTTCGAGTTTTAAGGTTTTATTTCTATTAAATAGATAAAATGCAAAGAATCCTACAATACCAAG